GAATATTGGAATAGTAAACAAGTAATATCTGAAAATGTAACGAGTTTCTATACTAGATACTATAAAAATATCGATATGGATTGCTTTATTATGTTCAATAAACAAAGATATGAAATATTAGAAATTGATAATATTAAATATTTAAATAAAGAGCTTAAAATAAAAGCTAAATTGCAGGTGATTAATAATGGCAATTGAGATAAGGGGTTTTGAAGATATTTTTAAAGATTTAGATGATATGAATATCTCTGATAAAAAAAAGAGAGCAGCATTAAAAGAAGGTGCTGAAATAGTAAAACAAGCTGTAATTGATAATTCTCCAGTTGCAACTGGGAATATGAAAAAGAGATGGAAAAGCAATATAAAAAGATTTGATGGAAATTTAGGTTTTGAAATAAGAGGTGATACAGTAGAAGATATATATAATGAGTTTGGATCTAGTGATAATAAAAAACATATAGGATTCTTTAGTAAGGCTGTAGATAAAGTATCTGATAAAGCAGTAAAAATTATAGCTAATGAGGTGCTTAAGTAGATGGAAGAATTATTAAGAAAAATTCTATTTGATGAAAGAATATCAAGTTTAGTTAATGATAAAATATATCTTTTAAAAGCTCCTAATAATACAATAGCTCCTTATATTGAATATGAAATTTTAAATGAAGAAGGTTCACTATTTGCGGAAAATGAAGAAATAGAAACAAATTATAGAATACAAATTGATGTATTTACAAAAGGAAGTTATGCATCAATAGTTAAGGTTATAAAAAATGTAATGAAAGAAAATGACTTTATAAAAGAGTTTGGAGGTTCTTTATACGAAGAAAATCCCAAGCTCTTTCATTATATTTTGAGATTTAATTATGAAAGTGAGGAATAGAAATGGCAAAGAAAATTACAACAGGTGTAGAGAAAGCGTATTATGCAGTTTTAACTACAGATGGAGATTCTCCAACTTATGAAACCGCTAAGTACTTACCAGGTTTAAGAGAAATATCTGTAACAGCAAATGAAGAACAAGCTACTATGTATGCAGAAAATAGATTGTATGATAGTGAAAATTCGTTAGGGGATATTGAAGTTACATTAGATTTTGCTTCAATAGATACAGCTAACTATGCTGTTTTATTTGGTAAAAAGATAGCTTCTGATGGAGGGATCATAGAAAGTGCTGATGACCAACCACCATATATTGCTTTAATGGTAGAAAAAACATTGAGTGGTGGTGTTAAAGAATATTTAACACTATTTAAAGGTAAATTAAGTATTCCTGAGGATAAAGCCAAAACAAAAGAAGGAAAAACAGAGTATCAAACTGTTTCAATTTCTGGATTGTTTATGCCTTTAGAAAATGGTATATGGAAACATAGTGTAAAAACAAGTGATGAAGGTTTCAATTTAGAAACTCATGCTGAGAAATGGGGAAAGGCAGTGGTAATACCTACAGAAAAAGTTATTTCAGATGTTTAATAAAAATTTAAAGGTAGCTTAGGCTACCTTTTATTAGTGGAGGTAATTGTGTTAGTAAATGAAATTAAAAGTTATAAGATAAAAATAAAAGATGAGGAAATAGAATTAAAACTAGATTTTAATGCATTAATAAAAATGCATAAAGAATATGGAAATGCATTCTTATTAATTTATCAATATGCCTTTGAAAATAATTTTGAAAAGCTACCAGCGATTATAAGATGTATGGCCAATAAGGATATTTCAGAAGAAGATGTTAAAAATACTATGTTGATTAATATAAAAACAATTGAAACTCTAAGCAATATAACTTTAGATTTACTTGATCAAGAGTTAACTGGAGTATCAGAATTTGAAGTTAAATCAGAAGTAAAAAAAAATCAAAAAATCAAGGAAAAGAAGTAGAGATTAAAGATTTTAACTTAGATTATTTTTATTATGTTGCAATACATCAATTAAATATGTCAGAAAATCAATTTTTAAATTCAACATTAAGACAAATTTTAATTTTAGAAGAATTACATAGTAACTATTTCAAAAATAATTTAAGAGAAATTGTTGGAGAAACTATTGATTCTATCTTTGGAAATTCAAAACAAGAAGAGGAAGAGGTATATGTAGAAAGCTTTTCAGAACTTTTTTAAAAAGGGGGTGGGAAATTGAGTGAATCTATAAGAAAAGTCAGCACAATATTTACAATAGATGATAATGAGCATAATAAAAAGTTAAAAGAAATAAATTCACAGTATAAGCTTACTCAAAGTGAAATAAAGCTTGCAGGTGAAAGATTAAATTATTTTGGGAAAAATACAAGCGATTTAACATACAAGCAACAAGCTTTAGTTAAACAAACAGAAACTCTTAAAGATAAAATTAATTTATATAAAGATAGTATAGAAAAAGCTAGTAACAAAGCTAAAGAAAATAATGATAAACTTAATGAATTAAAGAAAACAAAATCTAATTTAAATGATGAATATAGAAAATCTGTAAAAGTATATGACGAAGAAAAAAAGAAATTAGATGAAGCTGAAAATAGTTTAGAATTCTGGAAAAAACAACTTGAAGAAGTTACAAAAGAGCAAGGCAAAAATAGTTCGCAAGCACAAATGCATATGAGATATGTTATAGAGGGGTCTAAAGCAGTAAAAGAACAGAAGAAGGCTTTAGAGGAAGCTTCTAATGCCGTAGAAAAAAATAAAGAGAAACTAGATGAGAGTAGACAAGCGTATCAAGAACAAAAGGATGTAGTAGATAAAAATATTAAAACTGTTAATAATCATAAAATTAAATTAAATGAAGCAGAAGCTCAATTGACTAGAGTTGAATCCCAACTTAAAAGTACAAGTGAAGAGTTAGATAGGCAAAATTCGAAGTGGGCACAGGCTGGAGAAAGCCTTCAAAAGGCAGGAGAGAATATTTCTAACTTTGGAGAAAAGTCTACTAAAATAGGAAGCGCATTAACTAAAACTGTAACACTACCAGTAGTTGCTATGGGTACAGCGGCTATAAAAGCACAAGTTGATTGGGAAAGTGCATTTGCTGGAGTTAAAAAGACAGTAGATGGAACAACAGAACAAATAGCAGAACTTGAACAAGGTATAAAAGATATGTCTAAAGAACTTCCTTCAAGCGCTGAAGAGATTGCAGCAGTTGCAGAAGCAGCAGGACAATTAGGAATACAAACAGATAATATTTTGGGATTTACTAAGGTTATTATAGATTTGGGAAATGCTACAAATTTAACAGGAGAAGAAGGAGCAAGTCAGCTTGCTAAATTTGCTAATATAACAGGAATGGCACAAACTGAATTTGATAGGTTAGGGAGCACAATTGTTGCTCTAGGTAATAATTCAGCAACCACAGAAGCTGATATAGTTTCTATGGCTATGAGATTAGCTGGAGCAGGTACTCAAGTTGGAATGACAGAAGCAAATATAGTATCTTTAGCAGCGGCTTTATCTAGTGTAGGTATTGAGGCAGAAGCTGGAGGTAGTGCATTTTCTAAAGTTATGGTTAGTATGCAATTGGCAGTTGAAACTGGAAATGATAGTTTGAAAGATTTTGCAAGTGTTGCGGGAATGACAACAAATGAGTTCAGTAAAGCATTTAAGGAAGATGCTACTGGAGCGTTAATATCATTTATTCAAGGACTTTCAAAAGCGGAAGAGCAAGGAAGCAGTTCTATTAAAGTTTTAGATGATATGGGAATTACAGAAGTTAGATTAAGAGATAGCTTATTAAGAGCTAGTAGTGCTAGTGATTTATTTAATGAAACAATAGCGTTAGGAACAGAAGCATGGGAAGAAAATACTGCATTAACTAATGAAGCCAATCAGAGATATGCTACTACTGAAAGTCAAATTAAAATGTTAAAAAATGAAATAGTTGATATGGCAAGAGAGATAGGAGTTGAATTACTTCCAGTTGTAAAAGATGGACTTGTTATTATAAAGGATTTAATTGGAAAATTTAATAATTTAAGCCCTGCAACTAAAGAGAATATAATCAAGTTTGCTACTTTAAGTGCAGCCGTAGGGCCAGTAATAGGTACTGTAGGGAAACTCGCTCAAGGGATAGGAAGTGTTACAAAATTAGCAGGGACTTTATCATCTACATTGGGGGTAGCATCAACTGCAACTAGCGCTGTAGGAAGTGCTGCAGGAATAGCTGGTGGAGTTAGTGGAATGGCAGGACTTGCAAGTTCCTTGGGAGGAGTAGTTGTTGCGGCAGCGCCTTATGTTGCAGCGGGAGCAGCAATAGCAGGAGCTGGTTATCTTGTTTACAAGGGGCTTAATGAAGAAGTAATTCCGGAAGTTGATTTATTTGCAGATAAAGTTGAATATACAGCTAATACAGTTAATTCTTCAGGTCAATATATGGCTAACTCACTAGAAGCTACAGTAATTAAAATAAGTGATTCAACTAAAGAAGCTGTTGGAGCTTACATAGAGTTAGATGATAGTGCTAGAAATGAAATGCAAAGCTTATATATTAATTCTACTACTATTTCAGAACAAATAAAAACTGATATGACAGCTAAATTTAATGAAATGAGTACTCAAATAATTTCTGGTTATGAGAAACAAAAAAATGATAGTATAGCTCAATTACAAGAAATGTTTAGTTTACAAAGCACTTTAACGGCTGAGGAGCAAGCTAATATTATAGCTAATACAGGAACTTTCTATGAAGATAAAAAAATTCAAACACAGGAATTTGAAAATCAAATAAATCAGATTATAAATACTGCTAGTCAAGAAAAAAGAGCTTTAACACAAGAAGAAACTCGACAAATAACAGAACTTCAAAATCAAATGAGAGAAAATGCAGTAAAAGCATTAAGTGAAAATGAGGTTGAAGCCCAAGTAATACTTCAAAGAATGAAAGATTATGATGGAAGAATCACAGCAGAGCAAGCAGCAGAACATATTGCTAAATTAAATGAGAGTAGAGATAAAGCAGTAGCAACTGCTAATGATGAGTATGAGAAAAGAATTGCTACTATTACAAGATTAAGAGATGAATCAGGAGTAATTAGTGCAGAACAAGCTGATAAAATGATTGAAGATGCTAAAAGACAAAGAGATGGAGTTATTGAAAAGGCAGAAGAGACAAGATTAAATGCAATAGAAAAAATGCGAGAAATTAATTCTGACTTAGATAATGAAGTCAACACTCAAACAGGAACAGTATTAACGGCTTGGGATAAGATAAAAAGATGGTGGAGTAATTGGCAACCAGAAACAAAGTATATGAAAACTGTTACTTATACCGAAAAAATGAGTGGAGCTACAATA